TCTAAACAGAAACGTTTTCAAAAATTATTAGTATCTCCATCATCAATGAGAGAAAAGTTTATGTATCTCATAAAGAGAGAAATTAAAAATGCTAAGGAAGGTAAAAAAGCTGAAATCATTGCAAAAATGAATTCTTTAGTAGACCCAGAAATAATTCAACTTCTTTATTTAGCTTCAGATGCAGGTGTAAAAATTAATCTCATCGTAAGAGGTATTTGCTGCTTGTATCCACAAAGAAAAAAATTAAGCGAAAATATTAAAGTGATAAGTATTATTGGTCATTTTCTTGAACACTCAAGAATATTTTGGTTTTGCAATAACGATGATCATGAAGTTTATATTGGTAGTGCAGATTGGATGAAAAGAAACCTTGATAGAAGAATAGAGGCTATTGCTCCAATAGAGGATGGCAAATTGAAAGCTCAACTATACGAACTTTTGCAAAGATACATTAATGATGATTACTTTTCTTGGAGAATGAAAGAGGATGGTTCTTATGAAAAATATTCCTTAGATTCGGCAGTAAATCGTTCACAAATGGATCTTATACGAAAATAAAAAAATATTGATTTTTATAACATTTAAAAAAATACTTAATATTTTAAATTTTTTTTTATTTTTATAAAAGCCACTCATATCAAAAGATTTCAAGAAATTGGGACAAAAAATTTTTTTTTTGTCTTTAAAGTTTCAAAGTAAAAGTTGTTTTTATTTCAATTTCAGTGCTAGCTTTTTAAAAAATCCATTATTTAGGAGGCCAGGGTGATGGGGATCCCTCTGGAATCTGCAAAGAGCTCGTCAGAAGATAATTTTGATGAGCCAAGATTACCAAACACTGCGAGCAAGCCTCGCAAAACAAAATCCAGTCTAACTTCAAAACAAAGCCAAAAGAAATCTGGAAGACTCGCTTCTGATTCTATTGGTCATTACTTAAGTAGTATTGGTAGAGTACCTCTTCTTACTCCAGCAGAAGAGATAGAGTTAGCTCATCATGTTCAATACATGAAAAAATTGCTACAAATTCCTGAAACTGATAGAACGCAACGCAATCTTTATCAAATTAAAATTGGCAAGAGAGCTAGAGACAGAATGATGGCAGCAAATCTAAGACTAGTTGTCTCTGTTGCAAAAAAATACCAAAATCAAGGGCTTGAATTATTAGACCTTGTCCAAGAAGGCGCTATTGGCTTAGAAAGAGCTGTTGATAAATTTGATCCTGCCATGGGATATAAATTTTCAACTTATGCTTATTGGTGGATTAGGCAAGGAATGACTAGGGCAATTGACAACAGTGCTAGAACTATACGTTTGCCTATTCACATAAGTGAAAAACTATCGAAAATGAGAAGGGTTTCTAGAGAATTATCACACAAATTTGGTAGACAACCTACCAGATTGGAAATGGCTACTGAGATGGGAATTGATCAAAAAGATTTAGAAGATTTAATTTCTCAAAGTGCGCCATGCGCCTCTCTTGATGCTCATGCAAGAGGCGAAGAAGACAGAAGCACTCTAGGCGAACTTATACCTGATCCAAATTTTGAAGAGCCCATGGAAGGCATGGATAGAACTATTCAAAAAGAGCATTTAGGTACTTGGCTGTCACAATTAAATGAAAGAGAACAAAAAATCATGAGGCTCAGATTTGGCCTTGATGGAGAGGAACCATTAACACTAGCAGAAATAGGTAGACAAATTAATGTTTCACGAGAAAGAGTAAGACAGTTAGAAGCTAAAGCAATATTAAAACTTAGAGTAATGACGAATCATCAAAAAGCAGCTTAGTCAAATTGATAAAATTTACGATAGTTTTATTATATTTATTTTCAATTTTTTTAATATCAATAGTTTTTAAAAAATTTAATGAAGATAGCAAAGAAATTGTCAGAAAAATAATACATATTGGAATAGGACCTTTAATACCAATTGCACAATTTTTAAAAATTGATCAAAATTCAGCTCTTATCTTTACAGGAATTGTCTCATTAACGGTTCTTATTAATTACACATATAAAATATTCCCAACAATTGAAGATGTTGAGAGGAAAAGTTATGGAACATTTTTTTATTGTCTAAGTTTATTTATTTTAATTTCCCTTTTTTGGAATAAAGATCCATATGCATTAATAACTGGATTCTTTATCATGACGTTTGGGGATGGACTAGCTGGTTTATTAGGCAAGAGCTTTAACTCAAAGAATTGGTTTTTTTTTAGACAAAAAAAATCTTTATTCGGGACTATGACAATGTTTTTAACCAGCTTGATAGTAGTTTGCTCAATAGGATACGCCCAACAAAATAATTTTACATGATAAATCTTGATAAGATTCAGTCCATGTGGCAAGAGGACTGTAAGATTGATATTGATAATATGCATGAAGAATCAATTAAGGTTCCTCAACTGCATTCAAAATATCATGAGATATTAAACAATTTAATTTTATTACGAACAAAAGCTCAGAAGATACAGAAGAGTGTTCGTCATGAAAGATATGAATACTACTCTGGAAAGGCAGATCCAGAAGTGTATGAAAGAGAACCATTTCCAAAGAAAGTTAGAGATAAAGACGCACTGATTAGATACATGGACGCTGATGATCGAGTATCAGAAGCAAATTTAAAAGTTGAATACTATGATGTAATGATAAATTATACAGAGAGTATTCTCAAACAGATATCAAATCGCACATATCAAATCAAAAATTCAATTGAATGGCATAAATTCCAAGCTGGATTTACATGACCCACTTAATTATCAAAAAGAAAAATGAAGTCTTTGTTACGATAGACTCAGAACAATATGTGTATCATGAACTTTCAGATCATTTTACATTTGAAGTTCCTGGCGCCAAGTTTATGCCACAATATCATAATAAGTATTGGGATGGGAAGATAAGACTTTATGATATGAGAAAGAATGAAATCTACACTGGTCTTGTAGATCGAGTCATATCATTTTGTAATCGTAAAGGATATACTTATGAGTTTGAGGGCAGTAAATTTTATGGTCTGCCATTGGAAGAAAATGAAATGATATCGCCAGAGGGTGTGACTGATTATGTAAAGAGTATATCAAAACACAAACCCAGACCATATCAAATTATGGGTATTCATGATGCACTCAGACATAATCGTAAATTATTACTGTCACCAACTGCATCTGGTAAATCATTAATGATATATGCCATCACAAGATATCATGTTGAACACAAACGCAGAATACTAATTGTAGTTCCAACCACATCTCTTGTTGAACAGATGTATAAAGACTTTGAAGATTATGGATGGGATGTTGAAAAATATTGTCATCGTGTCTATGCTGGGAGAGATAAGATTAGTGATGATAGTGTTACAATTACCACATGGCAGTCAATTTATAAATTGGATCGAAAGTATTTTAATAACTTTAATGTGGTCATAGGTGATGAAGCACATCTATTTAAATCAAAATCTCTCGTCAGTATCATGACAAAGATGCTTGATTGTAAATATCGATACGGTTTTACAGGAACACTTGATGGAACACAAACACACAAGTGGGTGCTAGAAGGATTGTTTGGCCCGACTTATAAGATTATTCGCACAGATGAATTGATGAAGAAAGGATATCTATCAAAACTAAATATCAAAGTTTTAACTTTGAAACATCCAGCAAGAAAGTTTGAGAACTATGAAGATGAAATACAATATTTAATCACACATACACAGAGAAATAACTTTATTAAGAATCTCACTCTTGATCAAAAAGGTAATACTCTTATTTTATATACAAGAGTTGAGTCACATGGACTTCCTTTATTTGATCTCATAAATAGTAACAAGGAAGAAAATAGAAAATGTTTCTTTGTACACGGAGGAGTTGATACTGAGGATCGAGAAGAAGTTCGCACAATCACAGAAAAAGAAGACAATGCAATTATTATTGCCTCATACGGCACCTTCTCAACAGGAATTAACATTAAGAATCTTCACAACGTCATATTCGCATCACCAAACAAATCAAAAATACGAAACTTACAAAGCATAGGTAGAGTTTTAAGAAAGGGTGACAATAAAATCAAGGCAACTCTATTTGATATTGCCGATGATATTACATATGGATCTTCTAAAAACTATACCTTAAATCATATGATGGAGAGAGTTAAGATTTATAATGAAGAAAACTTTAATTATGAAATGCTTACGATACCTTTAAAAAAATGTCAGATAAATTTTTAGCAGTTATAAAATTAAAAACAGGCGAGGAAGTGATTGCAAAAATTGAACCCTCACCAGAACTTGATGTCATAGTTTTAGATTGCCCTGCAATGGTCAGTCACTCTGGTTTCACAAGAAAGCCAGGAGTTAGTATTATTAAAATCGAACCTTGGATAAAAACAGGTCAAGAAACAACATATATAGTGAAGATGAGTAACGTTATCACTACATGTGACGTTAATGATAAGGATGTAATTAAAGCATACAATAAATTTGTAAATGCTTATTATGAAAATGAATTTCCTATTAAAAAATCTAGTTCAAAGATGACAAAGGAAATGGGTTACATATCTAATGTCAAAGATGCCCGTAAAAGCCTAGAGAATATATTTAAGAATAGCTAAAGCTTATCTTTGAACCTCTACAAAGGTTATTGTACATGTTTTTTAGGGTATTGTCAAGCGTTGTAAAATAGTGTATAATAATACTATGAAAGATAAACATTATCAACACATTTCATGGCAAGAAAAAGATCGGAACACTATGTAAATAACAAAGAGTTCCTCGCCGCTATCGTCGAATACAAAGAGAAGGTCGCCTTGGCTGCAGAAAGGGGTGAAGCAAAACCTCGTATCACAAATTATCTTGGAGAATGTTTCCTCAAAATCTCAACTCATTTATCCTTTAAACCTAACTTTGTAAACTATATGTTTAAAGATGACATGGTTTGTGATGGTATTGAAAACTGTGTTCAGTATATTAATAATTTTAATCCAGAAAAATCTAAGAATCCTTTTGCTTACTTTACACAAATTATACACTATGCTTTTCTTAGGAGAATACAAAAGGAAAAGAAACAATTAGAAATCAAAACTAAAATTATTGAAAGATCTGGTTATGAAGAAGTGTTTACTGTTGATGGTGATATGACAGGCACTAGTTCTGATTATAATCAAATTAAAGACTCAGTGCAAACAAGGATGAATTATCAGTGAAGATTGCTATTATTACAGACCAACATTTTGGTGCAAGAAAAAATTCAAAATTATTTCATGATTATTTTTTAAAATTTTACGAAGATATATTCTTTCCTACTTTAATTAAAGAGGGTATTACAACTATCGTTGACATGGGGGATACATTCGATAGTCGTAAAGGTGTTGATTTTGTATCACTTGAATGGGCAAAGAATCATTACTATGATAGATTAGCAGAATTAGGAATTACTGTTCATACAATCATTGGTAATCATACGGCATATTATAAGAATACAAATGATTTAACAGGTGTTGGTTTATTTTTAAGAGAGTATGATAATGTAAAAATATATCCAGAAGCTGAAGAAGTTAGAATTGATAAAACAAAATTTTTATTTGTACCTTGGATTAATCCTGAGAATCAAGAAAAAACATTTCAGTTAATTGAAGAAAGTGAT